TTAAGACAACAGCAGCAAGAGGAAGTGGAAGCGAAGAAGATCCCTGCCGTATCGTGACCCAATACTGGAGCCTTGAGGGCCAACTGTTAGCGGAACATGATCCGAGAGACTAAAAATGTTTAGCTGGTCCCTTGCTTTCAGAATCAGCAACAATGTTTTCCAGCAGGGTTGTTTCCTCGTGTCGCGCAACGTACCACTTATCAACAAGCAATTCTATTAGCATTATCAGCCTTTCGGCCTCCCCTGGATCGACATCAATGATGGTATTAACGTCTTTTTCCATATGAGCGCCGATATTCCCAATTTTGCGCAGCGCATCAATTGCGGCCCACTGGGAAGCGGGTATCTTTCCTTGTAAGTCTGCAATCTCGTCTACGAGACGATTTTTCTTAATTCCCCAGAAATCACGAATCATTCCCTGAAGACAGCGGCGAGCCAACGTGGCGGATGCTT